CAGTCAATTTTGGTTTTGGACCAACATTTACCGTAAATAACGTAACTGGAGCTCCAACTTTAGGATTTGACAGTACAAATGTCATAAGTTTGAGAAGTGAAAGAGTTGGAGCTGGTGCAACAGCTAAAGCTGGTAAAGAAATCGGTGTTGCTAGAGTTTATGACTTCGTTTTGGAAACTGGTTCATATGAAGTTGCCAATAAACCACTGAATCAGTGGGATTTGACACTTTTTGACGTTCAGACATACACCGATCTTGAAGTAAACACAAACACAACACTTACTATCCCAACCTTTATTGAAGGTGAATCAAGTGGTGCTACTGGGTATCTCAGATACGCTGTATCTGCTGGAACTGCATTTACTGCATACAACGTCACTGGTACTTTCTCTCTTGGTGAGAGATTGAAATTTAATGGAGAAACTACCGATGGTAGGACACTTCTTGATCAAACTGCTTATGAAACATCTGACGTTCAGTCAGTTTATAGTATTGTAGGTTCTGCTGCCACATTCACAGCTGATCTCCTCCCACAAACTTCAACAGTTATTGGTATTGCTTCCATTTCGGCTGCTAGTGGTGGTATTTCTACAGTCACTAACCCAGTTTTCAGTTTCCCTGGAATCGTAACGACTGGTAATCTGGTTCGTTATTCAGACCCAACCGCAAGTTTCCCATCACTTGCTAGAGTCACAGACGTACAAACTAGTCAGATCAGCATTGCACCTGTTCAAACAGTCACAGCCTTCATTGATGGAAGTCTTCCAACTTCTGATCTCAGTGTAACTGACTTTGAAGTTGTTGAATCAAGAGTCCAAACAAATTCTGTCAGTAGTGGTAACTTCTCAGACAATCAGTCTCTCTTCTCAGTCTTCCCTAAGAAGATGATTCAGAATGTTGATCTTACTAAGACCAATCTGGTAATTAGGAGACAATTTGATGTTCAAATTACAGACGGTTCAACTGCAACAGTAAGCGCAGATCCTGGTGAAGTATTCTTACCATTCGATGAAGAAAGATATAGTTTGATCAATGATGCTGGAGAACTTGAAGTTCTGTCAGCTGATAGATTCACATTCGCTGCTGGAAGTAATCAGATTACCATTAATAATCTGTCTAACGACGGTTCAGCTAAACTCCAAGCAACACTTCGTAAGTCTGGTATTACACCTAAGATCAAGACCAAAAAAGTCGTACAGACCTTGGATTTGACGAAGTCTCTCAATTCTCAGTCTGGTGTTGGTGCTGGATCTTCAACTCTACAAGATGGTTTAACATATGGTGATTTTCCATATGGTACAAGAGTTCAGGACAGACAAATCTGCATGAACATCCCAGATGTCATCATGGTTTATGGTATTTTCCAAGGATCTGGAGAAGAAACACCAACTGCACCTTCGATGGTTCTTGCATCGATGGACGGTCCAACAAATACCACAAATGATCTCATCATTGGTGAAGAGATTGTTGGTTCTGTCAGTGGAGCTAGAGCACTATATGTTACAAGACTGACAGACTCAACTATTGAGTTTATCTACAAAAATAATACACCATTTGAACCTGGAGAGGTCATTAACTTCTCTGATTCTGGAGTAAGTGCTGTAGCATCGTCACTTACAATTGGAAGTCAAAATATCACTGAATTCTTCGATGTCAAAACTGGTCAAGAGAAGTCTATGTATAACTTCTCTTTCCTTGAGAGAAGAGATGGAGCAGCTATCCCAACCAATAGGTTGAGAGTCTATTACATGAGTGCTGAGTATGACCCCTCAGATACTGGTGACATCACAGTTTGTAACTCTTATAATGATTTCAACTATAGTTCAGATATTGTCAGTGTTGCTGAATTTAGAAACACTGATCTTGTGGATGCTCGTCCTAGAGTTTCAAAATACACTGTAGGAACTGGAAATAGATCTCCGTTTGAATTCTATGGTAGACAGTTTAATGGTGGTCAGCATAGTTCTAAGAATATCTTAGCTTCTGATGAATCAATCTCTTGTGACTACAATTATTATCTTGGAAGAATTGATAGAATCTATGTTGATAAAGATGGTATCTTCACTGTAAAACAGGGAGCTCCTGCTGACATTCCATCGGAACCTAAGGGTATCTCTGGTGCGATGAATGTTGCTAATGTATATCATGAACCATATACTCTGGATGTTGAAAATGTAAGAACTGAATTCATCAACCATAAGAGATATCAAATGTCTGATATCTCTAAGTTGGAACAGAGAATCAAGAATCTTGAATATTACACCTCTCTAAATCAACTTGAATCAACTACACTGAATCAGTTCATTCCAGATGCTAATGGACTCAATAGATTTAGATCTGGTATCTTTGTCGATAACTTTAGTTCATTAGATACTCAAGATTTAGACATTGGTGCTAAAAATAGTATTGATAGAAGAGAAGGTATTTTGAGACCATCTCACTACACTACTGCATTCAACCTTCAGGTTGGTAATACTTCAATTGCTGGTATTGGTACAACAACAGCAGCCAATCAAGACTCTAGGTTTGCTGAACTTCTTGGCACAAATGTAAGAAGAAGTGGTCAGATGGTCACTCTAGACTATACAGAACAGTCGTGGTTGAGACAACCATTTGCTACTCGTTCTGAGAGTGTTACTCCTTTCCTGGTTCAATTCTGGGAAGGAACTATCACGTTTGATCCAACTGTTGATGTTTGGATTGATGTCAATAGAATGGAACTTAGAGACGTTCTGATGGAAGGTTCATTCCTAGGTGTTGCTGAGGCTATGAGAGCTGAGGTCACAACACACGCAGATGGATCTAGATCTGGTCTTTCTCCTGTTATCTGGAAGGCATGGGAAACCACTGGTGTTGATGTTTCCCTCAGTATGAGTTCTTCCTCAAGTCAAAGTACTTCTAGAGGTAATAGACAAGGAACTCGTCAAGAGTTCCGACAGCTGAGAGGAAGAAACCCATCAAATCGTGGTGTACCTAGAAGCTTCCGAGTTGGTACAGAAACGAGGACAACCTCAACAACTACTTCTGCCACAGTTGGAGTCAATCTCAACCAGAGAAGACAGGGTACTCAAACTAGTGTAACTGAACAGATTGATACTTCATCACTCGGTGATAGAATTGTGAGTCGTGAAGTTATTCACTTCATGAGATCTCGTAACATTCAATTCACTGCCAAGAGCATGAAACCATTCACACAAGTTTATGGTTTCTTTGATAATGTTGATGTCAACAGGTTCTGTTTCCCAAAACTTGTTGAAATAACAATGGTTGATGGAGTCTTTGAAGTTGGTGAAGGTGTTGCTGGATTGATGCCTGGAGCTCTCACTGAAGAAGCCCCCAATATCTTGGTTCGACCAGGTATTGTATTCAGAGTTGCGGACCCTGTTCACAAATTTGGTCCATATAATGATCCATCTGATGTATTTGATAGGAACCCATATGATAGAAATAACGTACTTCCAACCGCTTATACAGAAAGTACCACAATTCTGAACATTGATACATTCTCACTTGCAGCTGAAGAATCTCCACAATTCCAAGGATTCATTACAGAAGGTATGGTTCTCCGTGGCGCCAACAGTGGTGCCGAAGCTGTTGTTACCGATGTAAGGTTGGTTACTGACCGTGTTGGTACATTGATTGGTTCATTCAGAGTTCCAAATTCTCTTGATCCACAAAACCCCACCTTTGAAACAGGAAACAATATCTTTAGATTGACTTCAAGTGAGACAAATAGTTTTGTAGAAGGTCTGGTCACAACATCAGCTCAAGATAACTTCTATTCACAAGGTGATACTGACAATACTCAGGAAGTTACATTGTCCCTGAGAAATGCTAGAGTCGAACACGACGACAGTTTCGTTGAGACTAGAACAATTGGCGACTCCGCTTCAGCTTCCACAACGTCTAGCACAAGTTCAACCAGTCTGACTGGTGAATATACTGACCCTCTGGCACAATCCTTTATTGTTGATGATGAAACTGGTGTATATCTGACTGGTATTGATTTATACTTCCAAGAGAAACCTCTTGACTTTGATGTACCAGTTACAGTTCAAATTCGTGAAGTTGAACTTGGTACACCAAATCAGAGAATTTTACCATTCTCTGAGGTCACCATGGATCCAGATGACATTACAACTTCCAATGATGCTAGTGTATCTACTAGATTTACATTTGAGTCTCCAGTTTATTTGAATGGTCAAAGAGAATATGCTATCATTATCCTCTCCAACTCTACTGAATATAGAGTATGGACTTCAAGACTTGGTGAGGTAGATATTTCATCTGTCGGTGGAGACGAGGCCAATCAGATTCTTGTTACAACACAGAGACTTCTGGGTTCATTGTTCAAATCTCAGAACGCTTCTACTTGGACACCATCTCAGTATGAAGACCTTACGTTTGAACTGTATAGAGCTGATTTTGCACCTCAAGGTTCAGTTCAACTCTTTAACCCTCCACTTGCAACTGATTTAGAAGTTATTCCAAATAATGCAATTCAATCATTTGACCAAACAGTCCGAGTTGGATTTGGAACTACAACAACTGAGACTGGTCTTGAACCAGGTATGACTATCTCTCAGAGATCGACTGGAGCTACTGGTAAGTTTGTCGGTTATGGTGGTTCAGCCGCTCAGATGACTCTTGATATCGTGAACGCTGGAGTTGGTTATACACCTTCTTCTGGTCATTTCACCTTTACTGGTGTAGCTATGACTTCATTGAGTGGTCATGGTATTAACGCTACAGCCGATATTCACATTGAGGGTGGAGTGGCTATTGGAGCAACCATCAACGCTGGCGGTCTTGGATATCAGGTTGGTGATGTTCTTGCACCAATATCAATCGGTTCGGGACTTGGTGAAGGAATCAAGGTTTCTATTTCAACTATTCATGGTAATAATGAACTGACAATTTCTAATGTCCAAGGAACATTTGGTACAGGTGCTGGACAGATTATTGATTATGTAAACGCTTCTGGTATTACGACAATCTTCAACTTTGCTGCTAATGGAAGTGGAATGGTTCCCACATCACCAATCTATACAATCAGTACTGGTGATATTCTGAAGGTCAATCAGAGAAACCATGGAATGTATTCCAACACAAACGTTGTAACTCTGGGAGGCATTAGACCCACTGTAGCTCCAACCACTCTCACCGCAGCTTATCCTAGAACAGCTACGTCAGTTATTTCAGTAGCTAGCACAACTGGATTTAGTGAATTTGAAGGTGTTGGTGTTGGAGCCAGTAATCCTGGATATATTGTGATGAACGATGAGATTATTCAATACACTGGAGTAACTAACGCTAATCTTACTGGTATCACAAGAGGTGTTGATAGTACAAACATTGTCAATCACGCCAATGGTAATGTCGTCTACAAGTATGAGTTCAATGGTGTCTCACTGAGAAGAATTAACAAGACCCATAGCATGAACACTGTTGATGTTGATGAACCAAGAGATACTGATTTCTATAAACTCAAAATTGACATGAGTACGAGTGGAACTGACAGAACTGCTGGTATTTTCCCATCCTTATCCTTCAACAAGACTGGTATCGGTGGTGGAGATCAGATGAGAGGAACATATAATGTTCCTTTCTCACAAGTCATTCCTAACATCAATACGATTACTCCAACTGGAACTGATATTGAACCATCCATGAGAACAGTCTCAGCCACTAGTATTAGTGGTAGTGAAGGTTCATTTGTAGATCAAGGATTTGAAAGAATTTCTCTGGATCAATCAAATTACTTCGACAGTCAGAGAATGGTCTGTTCACCAATCAATGAACAAACATTCTTGGATGAACTTCCAGGTAATAAGTCTCTGACAGTAAGTCTCAATATGGCTACTGACGATACGAGAATCTCACCAGCTATTGATCTTGATCAAGTTGCTGTGACATTTATCTCTAACAGAGTAAATCAACCAGTATCCAACTACGCTACTGACTCTAGAGTAGACATGGTTGGAACTGATCCAAACAAGTTCATGTATGTGACTCAAAATATCACATTAGAAAATCCAGGGACAGCAATTCAAGTTTATCTTGACGCATACTTGACCGAATACTCGGATCTTCGTATGTTCTTCGCAACTGATCAGGGTGATGTGGATGTAAAAGACGTTGTCTTTACTCCATTCCCAGGAAATGGAAACTTCGCACCAAATGGTTCTGTTATCAGTCTAGCTAACAATAATGGAAGTCCTGATGGAAAAATGGTTAAGTCTGATAGCTTAACTCAAACTCCAGCCATAAATGACTTTAGAGAATATAAGTTCTCTATTGATAACCTCCCAGCATTTAGTTCTTTCAGAATTAAGTTGGTTGGTACATCAATCAATCAGGCAACTCCACCAATGGTTAGAAACTTTAGAGCATTAGGATTAGCATGACCCTTATTCCAGTAAAAGGCCACAAAGGTCTATTTCGTGATAGTGAGACTGGAGCTATTATCAACAATAACTCCAATGATTATCAAACCTACATTACCAACAGAGATAAACTCCTCTCCGAAAAGGAGAGGATTGATAAACTTGAATCTGATATTGGTGATATTAAACGTATGTTACAACAACTAACAAATGGCCAATAATACTATCACTTTCAATCCTGACGGTAGCGCAGAAGCGTATGGAGTCAATTTGGTCATCAGTACTAGATCTGATTTTACATCAACCTTCAAGGTTTTGAGACCAGACAAATCTAACTTTGATTTCACTAGTTACACTGGATCATCTCAGATGGCCAAATCCGTATCTATTGGATCAAGTATGGGTGATGCTGGAAAATTCACTGTTGGATTTACAAGTGCCACTAATGGTGAATTTAAACTGACAATGCCAAAAGGAAAAACAGGTAACTTGAAACCTGGGAGATATGTTTGGGACATCCTTGTGAGTTCAGGAAGTACAGTTTATAGACTGGCTGAAGGTAATGTTACCGTTATATCAGGAATCTCATCAGCTCTCTAAATAGTAAAAAGCTATAGTATATAAATGGCGCAGCCTTCCTCTAGACAAGAATTGATTGACTACTGTCTGAGACAGTTGGGTGCCCCTGTAGTTGAAATTAATGTCGCTGATGAACAGGTCCAAGACTTATTGGATGACGCTATTCAACTGTTCCAAGAAAGACATTTTGACGGGGTAATTCAGACTTTTCTGAAATACGAAATTACTCAAGCAGACGTTGATAGAGCCAAAGCCGTTCCCCCAGGAGCTCCAAGCGGAAGGGGATCAGTTGGTATGGCTTCTACATCAGCTACCACCAGTATTGAAGGCACGAGTACAACCTTTACTTACTACGAAAATAGTAATTATCTTCAAGTACCTCCAGATGTTATTGGTATCAATAAGGTATATCAGTGGGATGCCTTGATGGGTATTGATTCCAGAAACATGTTCAGTCTGAAATATCAGATGTTCCTCAATGACATGTATTACTGGGGTACTACTGACATTCTTTCATATTCAATGGCCAGAGGTTATCTGGAGACACTGAACTTCCTCCTGAATACTCACAAAGCAGTCAGATTCAATCAGAGACAGGATAGATTATATCTTGATGTATCATATGATGACTTAATCGTAGGTGATTATCTGATCCTTGACTGTTGGAAAGTAATGGATCCTAGTGATTTCAACAGAGTATATAATGATCCATTCTTAAAGAGGTATCTCACAGCACTGATTAAGAAACAGTGGGGACAAAACTTAATCAAGTTCCAGGGTGTCAAATTACCTGGTGGTATTGAGTTCAACGGTAGACAAATCTATGATGATGCTCAAGCCGAACTCGATAAGATCGAAGAGAAGATGATGAGTACATACGAGGTTCCACCTCTTGATCTTATCGGGTAAGATGTTATGCTTAATCCATATTTTCTCAATGGTTCTAAGAACGAACAGAACCTAATACAGAGCCTGGTAAACGAACAGCTCAAAATGTATGGGGTAGAGGTATACTACCTCCCAAGACAGTATGCGACCGAGAAGACGATAATCAAAGAGGTTATTGAATCAAAGTTTGAACATGCCTATCCACTTGAGGCATATGTCGATAGTTATGAAGGATTTGGTGGTCAGGGAACACTCCTGTCCAAATTTGGTATTATGGAGAAAGATGACCTAACATTGGTCGTCTCAAGAGAGAGATTTTCAGAGTACATCTCACCTTTCATGAAAGACATCCCAAATATGAAGGGTGTCACTCACAGACCAAGAGAAGGTGACCTTATCTGGTTCCCACTTGGTGAGAAACTGTTTGAAATTAAGTATGTTGAACATGAACAACCTTTCTATCAGTTAGAAAAGAACTACGTCTATCAACTGAAATGTGAGCTCTTCAGATATGAGGACGAAGTCATCGATACTGGTATAGAAGATGTTGATGATGAGATTCAGGAAGTCAGTACTGGATACACTCAAACACTTACATTGATTGGGGCTGCTGTTACTGCAACAGGTACAGCAACCACATGTCTCAGTGGTTCCGTGAACTCTATTAGTATTACTAATATGGGTAATGGGTATAGTAAAGCTCCACTCATAGGATTTAGTTCTGCACCAACTGGTGGAACGACAGCTGTTGGTCTTGCTTCAATAACCACAGACTTTATCGGTTGTGGTGGAAGTAAAGATGGTAAGGTGCATAGAATATATATTACCAATTCTGGTTGTGGATATACTGTTGCTCCTTGGATTTCCCTGGAGACAATCAAAGGAGAGACTGGTGTCGGGGCTGCAGCTACAGCTGGAATTACAACTCTTGGTTCTATTCAAACTGTTTCGATTGCCAATAGTGGTAGTGGTTACATCACTAATCCTAGTGTAAGTATTGCTCAAACAGACGTGGTTGGTGTCCAAACAGCTTATGGTATTGGTATTATTAACTCTGCTGGTAATGTCGTTAGTGTTGCTATGACGTTTGGTGGAGTTGGATTCGCTACGACTTCCACTGCTATTGTCACCTTCGATGCACCTGCTACAGCTGTTGGTGGAGACGGAACGGGCAACTTCATATTCAATGAAATAGTGACAGGTTCTACATCTGGAACTGAAGCAAGAGTCAAAAATTGGAATGCAGTCACCAATACTCTTGAGATTTTTATCGTTACTGGGGACTTCTTACCTGGGGAAAGAATTGTTGGTCAGGATTCAGGAGCTTCTTACACTATCAGAGTTGTCAATGAAGATGACCTGGTTGACACGTTTGCTGATAACGATACCTTCGAGACTGAGGCTGATCAGATCATTGATTTCACCACCAGAAATCCATTCGGGATGCCTTAACTCTAAATAGTAGCAAATAAACACTAGACTGATGTTTGAGTATTTCTATAATGAGATCTTCAGATCCGTAATTATCGGATTTGGATCAATGTTTAATGGAATTGAGATTCAACATAAGAATGAGGCTGACAATAGTATCAGCACTCTTAAAGTTCCATTGGCATATGGACCTACTCAGAAGTTTCTTGCTAGAATCGAACAGCAAGCAAACCTGAACAAGTCAACTCAGATGTCTCTCCCAAGGATGTCATTTGAGTTTACTGATCTCCAGTATGACCCCACCAGAAAGTCAACTCAAACACAACAGTTCGTAGTTAAGAACACAAGTGGAAGTGAGATTAAGAAAGGATATGTTCCTGTCCCATATAACATGACCATTCAGTTGTCGATCATGACAAAACTGAATGATGATATGTTGCAGATTGTAGAACAGATCTTACCTTACTTCCAACCAGCATACAATCTTCCAATCAACTTCTTAGGTGACTTCAAAGAGAAGAGAGATATTCCCATCCAACTTGATGGGATCACAATGGAAGATGATTATGAGGGTAATTATGAAACGAGAAGAGCTCTTGTATATACTTTGACATTTACAGCTAAGACGTTCCTGTTTGGTCCTCTGTCCGATGTATCAGGTGATATTATCAAAAAGGTTACTGTTGGTTATGTGTCTGGTTCCGCAGGACCAGGTCTCAGAAATCCAGAAAGAGACCTCACATACAGAGTTGTACCAAGAGCTATCCAGGATTATGATGACAGTTATGTCACTACGATTGCTGAAAACGTAGACACGACAGAGAAAATTATTGAGGTTGCTGACGCATCTCAACTCTCAGCAGCAACATACATCCAAATTGGTAAAGAAGAGATGTATATCGAGAAAGTCAGTGGTAATAAACTGACTGTCAAGAGAGGTCAGGACAAAACAACGGTCTCTGAACACGTTCTTGGTGCTGGTGTGGCGACAATCACATCTAATGACGCTAACTTCATCGAAGTTGGGGACGACTTTGGATTTGATGGTTCTATCTTCTGAGGTTAATTTATGTCTGATAAGTATGAGAAGCTCGATGAAACCTTCAATGTTGAACCTGTGGAGGTAGAAGTCCAGAAAGAGGACACGAACGCTAAGATTGAGAAGATAAAGTCAGGTTCAGAAGACATCAGAAGAGACTACGAATACACAAGAGGTAACCTCTATTCAATCATTGAGAAGGGACAAGAGGCTATTGATGGTATTCTTGAATTAGCACAAGAGAGTGAAATGCCAAGAGCCTATGAGGTTGCTGGTCAGTTGATTAAAAATGTGGCTGATGCGACTGATAAACTTCTGACACTACAACAGAAATTGAAGGATGTAGAAGAAGAGAAAGAATCTAAGGGTCCAACCACTGTCAATAATGCACTTTTTGTCGGTTCAACGGCTGAACTTCAGAAATTATTAAAGAAAGGTATGAATGATAAATAGAAAGACGGGAGAGAAATCCCAAAGTATTCTTACTAATACCTGACATGTCGCGCGACGAGCATAATAATTTACCTTCGTATAGGGATTTCATGGAAAATCCCGATGATTTACCGTCAGTAGAAGAATTTAAAGAAGAAAATCTGCC